TTCTTTTTCTCTGGTTCAACCGTTTGTTTTTTAGGTTTGACTTCAATCATCATGGTCTTTAACTTACCATCTTTGGTCCTAACTTTGACCAGGAAGTCAGGAAAGTACCGGTGGTACTTTCCATCGACAGGAGATATATAAGGTATGATGAGTTCTTCGGACGCCCAAGAGATAACATCAGGGTTTTTGTCCAACCAGGTCATGACCTTAGCCTCCCAAGTTGACCGGTAAATAATGTTTTTATAGTCACCCACATACTTTTGTGGATTCTTAGGTGTAAATCTTCCAGAATAAGCCATAAATAGTAATATTCCCTCTTGAGAGAAATAAATGCCAGCATCAATATCGATAACACCCACAAACATAGTACCTGGTTTCACTGGACAAAATCAAAATGCCCAAGGTCCTTTGGCGAGCCTTTATCAAAAAACAGGACTTAACACAATCTATAATTATCCATCGGATTTAGGTTCAGGAACAAAAAATCACTATGTGAAGTTTTGGGTAAAACAAATTGTGCCGCAAAAGACTGATGTTACACCAGTTCCAGGTGCCAATGTTAGTGATAAGGTTGGTGGTCAACAATTACTTGGCGTTCAAATTCAACCACAAACATATCAACCTAGGGCAGCCATATCGTTATATATGCCAGACACACTAAACGCCAGTTATAGTGCATCTTATGATGAATTAAGTCTAACAAATGAAATGGGTGGTGGTTTACGTGGTCTTCAAGGCATTTCAGAATTCGCTAGTGGTAAACTATCCAACACCGGTTCTGCATACGCATCCGATGCTGCGGTACAGAAACTAAAATCTACAATTGTTGGATTTGCAGGTGGTGAATTAGGCGGAAATGAACAGACAATTAGTGATGTTAATTTGCAAGGTAATGGTTTTGCGATTAATCCACAGTTGCAAATGTTGTATCGTGGTGTTGGTTTCAGACAATTTCAGTTAACTTTCACATTCACACCAGCTTCAGCAACAGAAGCACAAATCGTAAACGATATTATTGGAACATTTAAGTATCATTTTGCACCAGACCTATTGCTTGGTTCTGCAAGTGATGCTGGTATGTTCCTTGTTCCACCATCATTCTTTAACATCGAGTTTATGATTAACTCACAAGAAAATCCATTCTTACCAAAATATGGTGACTGTGTTCTTTCAGAAATAGATGTTAATTATGCACCTAACGGTTTTGCAGCTCACGTTGATGGTGCACCAGTTCAGACACAATTGAACCTAACATTTAAAGAAGTTGAAATTGTCACTAAAGCAAAATTGCAGGCAGGTTTCAATAATACATCTTACTCTGGAAGTGGTTCAACAGGAGGATTAAGATAATGCAATACTTTGCTCAATTCCCAATCATAGGCACAAGTGATTACAATGGTAATAGTGTGAGTGTTGTGAATATTATGGAACGTGTTGAAATTATTCCACAACTTTTGAAAAATTCTCTGTTATTCTATTCGTATAACATTCAAGAAGAAGACACACCAGATACTGTTGCGAGTAAGTATTATAACGATAGTTACAGATACTGGATGGTTCCATTTGCAAATCAAACACTAGACATACAAGCGGATTGGCCAATGAGCCAAAGTATGTTCAATGATTACCTTCTTGACAAATATGCCAATACTGTCTCACAAATTTTAAACATCCCTGTGGCAAATGTTTCTCTGCAAAATGTGTTTTCTTATACTGATTCCACAATACAGAGTTACATAAAGACGGTAACAACATACGATAGTTCTACTTCAAACACAACAGTTATGAATTATATCATTGATGTTACTGCATATAACAACACAATGCCAGTTACAAACACAGCATATTTTGCTGGTACATCACAATACGTAACAAAAACTGTGTCAAAATCAACACAAACTATTTTTCAATATGAGGTTGCTTTGAATGATAGTAAACGAAACATTAGTCTGTTGAATGCAAGTTATGCATCTCCATTAGAAAAACAATTTACATCAGTATTGAACACATAACATGGCAGGTATACGTAATCCAAAGGACTATGCATTAGTCAACTTAACACTGCTGACGGCCGTGGGTGCTTTAGACATTCGTTATCTAATGAATGAGGTATCGTATCAAGAAGATTTATTTAAGAATACTGTTCACGGTTATGTGTTGTTGACTGAAGGTGTTGGTTATGCCGAAATACTTAACTTAACAGGTAATGAAACTTTACAACTGACATTCAATAAATCTGGAAATGGAAGTTCTGCAAAATTGGGTGAACAGGTCGATAAGACATTCCGCGTATACAAGATTGACAAGAGAGCCTTATCTGGCAATATGTACACCGAACAATATTGTTTGTACTTTTGCTCAGAAGAAATGGTACTATCAGAACAATATAAGATTAGTAAATCATATCCAAACAAAGATATTGCATCAAACATCACGGACATATGCAAAACATATCTTGGCATTCCAGACAAAAAATTAAACATCGATCCAACATATGGAACATATAGCTTTGTTGTACCAAACATAAAACCATTTGATGCCATTAATTGGATGTCAACTTATGCAAGACCAATGGCGCCGGTACCTGGTGCAGATATGTTGTTCTTTGAAAATAAGAATGGTTTTAATTTCAAGTCTTTACAAAACTTAATGGACAGTCAAAACACTGTTGCATATGGTAGTTATAGATATGATCCTAAAAATACAAACCAATCTAATTTGGAAGAAGAAGCAGAAAACGTTACAACATATGAAGTGATGAGTACATATGATGCCTTGAGTGCTGTAAATTCAGGTTTGTTTGCAAATCAATTGATATCGGTTGACATACTAACTCGTTCAAAAAAGGTAACTAATTTTGACTATTTTGACTACTGGAATAACCAACCATCGTTGGGTTTGAACAAGTATCCAATCACAAACAATTACAAAAACAGATTCGGCGACCAAATGAATCAAGCAGAGCAATCTGTCTTGAAATTGGTATTCTCCAACTTTGATGAAGCCAATAACTCAGTTGTACAAGCCAATCCAGGTTCTGTTGCACCAAACATCTTTGCAGAGACATACATACCATACAGAACAGCACAGTTGGCACTATCTAACTACACCAGAGTTAAGATGTCTGTACCTGGAGACCCAAACTTATCTGTTGGATATACAATTGAGTTTGAATTATTGTCACGAAATCCAAATCCGCAACAAAAAATACCAGATGCATTTTTGTCTGGTGATTATTTGGTGACTGCGGTAAGACATATGATTACACAATCTGACTATAAAACAGTCATGGAAGTAGCAAAAGATAGTGTACCAACTCAATATGCTAGTATATCTACAACATCTTCATTGAATAAAACGGTGGTTAGTTAATGAAAGCAGTAAATAATTTTGCCGGTTTAAATGGATTTGTTTGGTGGGTTGGTGCCGTAGAGAACAGGGCAGACCCATTAGGTCTTGGTCGTTGTCAAGTTCGTATCTTTGGTTGGCACACAGACAACATATCTTTAATTCCAACAACAGATTTGCCATGGGCACATCCAATGAACTCAATAAATACTGCCAAACAGTTTCAACCACTAGAGATTGGTGATTGGGTTGTTGGATTTTTCATGGACGGTGAGAGTGGTCAATTTCCAATAATGATGGGTGTATTGCCTGGTTTCTCAGGTGAGACTTCAGGAACCGGAGCTTCAAAGGTATAACATGGCAGAAGCAAATTCATCAGTAGCATTTGTTAATAATGCAACAACTCAGATAGTAAATGGCATACTAAAAGAGATTAATCCACCACAATGGCCTGCTGCATTTGGTGGCAACTATCTGACACAAGGCATTCAAACAACACCAGGTGTTGCTCGTGGTGCATTGACAAACACAGGTGTTGCATATTCAAATGCCAACTTAGCACACGCTTGTGACTTTAAATTTCAACTTGATATTAATATTGGTGCATTGATTGGTGCAGATTTATCCGCATTAGTTGGTGCAATCAAAGCAGGCAAATTGGCTGCAGCTAATCTTATTCGAGCATCAATTCTTCAATTGCAACAAGAGTTTAATGCAGCAATCACTGCAATACTTTCTTTGTTAAATCTCGATACTTCTGGTATAGCATCATTATCTGTATCTTTGGTTTATGATACAGGTATACGTATACAAGAAATTATCAACCAAGCTGCACAGATTCTTTATGATGTTTCTTTAGTTGCAAATTTAGTGAAAGATTTACAACAAATCATACAATGGATTGAAAGTTTACCTGCACAATTACAAAACTTATTGAAACAATGTTTGTCAAACTTTCAAAGTTCATTAAATTCTGCAAAAAATTCTTTGTCTGTGGCATCAAACTTAGGTCAATCATTTAGTCTGGCAGCAGCAACAGCAAGTGCAACCACATCACAAACGGGAACACCTTCAGCTGCACTAACTATTACAACATCACCATCACAACAAAATATTGGTCAGTTGCAATCATACATAACAAGTGTCACAACAAGTAGTGTGGCAACCACATCAACAAGTACACAATTTAAGAATTCGTCAAGTCCATAATATGATAGCAAAACCAGATTTTTTTACTGCATGGACAGAACCTGAATCCGCAGCCAATTCACAATATCAACCGGTATACCCATATAACCATGCAACACAGACCACCAGTGGTCACTCATTCGAATTGGATGATACTCCAACGAGGGAACGAGTACGACTAGAACACCGCACTGGTACTTTTATTGAAATGCATCCTAATGGTGACGAGGTGCATAAAATCATCGGTGATGGTTATGAAATTATTCTTAAAGATAAGAATATGTTGGTGCAAGGTAAACTTAATATCACAGTTATTGGTGATGCCAACTTCCATATTCAAGGTGATAAGATAGAACAAGTTGATGGTAATGTAGAACAACACATCAAAGGCAACTTTACACAAACTGTAGAGGGTATGGCAACATATACCACACAAGGTGACACACGTATTGTTGCTGGTGGCATTGGTGTTAGTGGTCTTAAAATTACTGCACCAGTTACATCGATAACTGGACAAAATATGTCAGTCAATGCAGACTTTGTGGCTGAAAAGATTACATCAAGAGGTAGAATTGATGCAACCACAGGTGTTAGTGCAGGACCATTAGGTTTTGTAACTGTGACTGGTGGTGTTTCTGTTGGTATACCTGCAGCTGTACCAACAGAAATCAATGCAATTGGACCAATCAATTCATTGGTGTCTATGTCTGCACCATTAGGACAATTTGCTGTGATGCAGGCAGTGTGGGCATATGATACAGTGAATCTATCGATGCACAATTCACACATTCACATCTCACCAAAAGGACCAACTGGTCCTCCAATTCCTTTGGAAATAGGAGCTTAATATATTATGAGTAGCATTTACGCAAGATTGGGATTCAATTCTAGTGATCCAACAACAAACGCAACTGTATCAACCTACAACAGTAACGTACAGACACAGTTGGCCATGGTGCCACCATTACTAAAACCTTGGCAAGCAAACGCCGTTGGTTCTGGAGCTGTAACCAATTTGTTTCAAAATCCAGTGGCCAACATAACACAAAGTATCTGGAATGTTTCTAATACATTGGTTGTGTTGGCAAATAATCTAACATCTTCCGTGTCTGGTACAATTACCACACAATTGGCAAACGTAAATACAAATGCATTGTTGATATCTACCACTTCAGCAAACGCATATCTTTACATAACAAACAGACAATCTAATGTTGTTCCACCAAACTCAGATAATGTAACACCACACTACGTTTCAGCCATTTCTCAAAGTAAAACATTATCTTACTTGGTACACCAGTCTGACGGTGTGCAAAACAACTCTGTTATTATGGGTAACTTTACAAGTATTACTTTGGGTAACACTTTAACTTCATTGTATAACACAATGAATACAGTTACAAATATTTTAAAGACAACAATTACTTATGGTGTCTCAAACACAACATCAATTGATGCAGCAAATGCATCATTATTGGCAAATTCTGTATATGGAATTAACCAATTAATGACTGTATACCCAGCACAAGATACACAGTTTTTCCAAAATTCAGCAAATGTTTTGAATGATTTTGCATCGGTAACTCAATTTAGTAACTTAGGACAATCACAAATGTATTTGTTAACAAATTATATTGGCACAGCCAACCTAGTCTCCAATTTGAACTCATAAATAGTAGATGGCAAATTTACAAAAAATATACGCAGACCTGGACTTAACGTTCAGAAAATTACCAGGGACAAGAGATGTGGCCTTGCGTTATGACGAGCAGGCCGTAATTGCATCTGTTAGAAACTTACTGTTAACAAATTTCTACGAAAGACCTTTTCAACCAGATGTGGGTTCTAACTTGACTGCATTGTTATTTGAACCTGCAACAAACATTACTGCTAGTTTATTGTCAAATGAAATACAAAATGTCATTACAAATTATGAACCTAGAGCAACAATACAGAACATTTCAGTAAATTTAACACCTGATGGTAATGGTTTCCAAGTGACTTTAAGTTTCTTTATTGGCAACAATACAATACCATCTAATGTAAATCTTCTTCTTCAAAGGTCCAGATAATGGCATCTAATACACAAATTCAAGTTGCAAGCCTAGATTTTGGTGGCATCAAGCAAAACTTTATCAATTATTTGCAGAACCAGCCCAATAGTCCTTTCAAAGACTATAACTTTACTGGTTCGGCAATGTCTACTCTGTTGGATGTTTTGGCTTACAACACACAATACAATGCATTTTACTTGAACATGGTGGCCAATGAGATGTTCTTGGACTCTGCACTGCAACGTTCTTCTGTGGTGTCACATGCCAAGTTGTTAAACTATGTTCCACAATCTTCAATTGGTGCTGTTGCACAAGTTAATGTTGCGTTTACAGGTGTTTCTACTGGAACATACACAGTTACCATTCCACAATACACCAATTTCTTGTCAGAACCAATCAATGGTGTCAACTATAACTATGTGACAACAGATTCTACCACAACTTCGGTGTCTGGCGGTAATGCAAATTTCTATGCACTTGAAATTAAACAAGGCACCCATCAAAAATATACCTTTACTGCTGACAGTGTAGGTAATCCAACATCTTTGTTTGAAATTCCCGATCCAAATATTGATACATCCACAATGGTTGTCTCTGTATACCAATCATCTTCAAACAGTAGTTATCAAATTTTCTCACCAACAACAGACTATTTGCAATTGACACCTACAAGTCCAGTGTATTTTTTACAAGAAGCAGTGGACGGAAACTACCAAATTTATTTTGGTGATGGTGTATTGGGACAACAGTTGAGTAGTGGCAATATCATTGTTATTGATTATATTTCAACCAATGGTACCGCTGGTGGACTTGCAAATAACTTTGTTTTAATGGACAGTATTGCAGGTGGTGCAACAGTTTCAACATATTTGACAGCAACACAAGGTCAAGATAAAGAAGCAATTGAATCCATTAAGTTTCAGGCACCTAAAGCATTTGCATCACAAAGTCGTGCAGTAAGTAAGAATGATTATATCACAATCTTACAACAAAACACATTAGGAATTCAGTTTGATGCTGTTTCAGTATGGGGTGGAGAAGAAAATACACCACCTGTTTATGGTCAAGTTTTCATTTCTTTAAAACCAAAGGGTGCATACGACTTAACCGAAACACAAAAGAGCTTGATTATCAACAATGTTCTAAAACCAATTAGTGTTGTTACAGTTGAACCTACAATTGTTGATCCGGATTATGTTTACTTGCAAATTGCAGCAAACGTTTTGTATCAACAATCGCAAACAACATTGACACCAGGTTCTATGCAGGCGAATGTCACCTCGGCAATCTATGGTTATGCAGCAAACAACCTAAACACATTCAATGCAACATTCAGCTCATATGAATTATTGAGTGCCATCAATGCAGTTGACAGTTCTATTGTAAGTTCAGATTTCACTTTGCAAATGCAAAAGAAATTCTATCCAACTTTCAATGCACCAGTAACATACAACTTGTATTTTAACACATCAATCAAAAGAGGAACATACGGAAGTACACTAACAAGTAATCCAGGTTTCACGATTATTGACCCAAATAATCCAAGTAACACAATCGATAACGTGTTTTTGGCTGAAGTTCCATCAGCAACAAGTAATGTTGAGTCGGTTTCGGTTGTCAATAGTGGTTACAACTACACAGCAACACCAACTGTTGTTATCACAGGTGACGGAACAGGCGCTACAGCAGTTGCAACTATGATTAATGGTTATGTTACAGCAATTACTGTCACAAATCCTGGTACCGGTTATACATCAGTTACAGCATATATTGTTAATGCAGCTGGCGATACATCAGGTACAGGAGCTTCTTTGAGTGTTGTGTTAAATAACCAATATGGATCAATCAAAGCATACTACAACGATCCAGTCAAAGGACAAGTTGTTGTGGGTTCAAATGTTGGTTCAATAGATTATGTAAACGGCATAATTACGTTGTATGGTTTTTCTCCCGTTGATATCCCACAAAACCCATTGGGTCAATTATCAATAGGTGTGCAACCAACAACAACAATTATTCCATCATCATACAACAGAATCGTAACGATAGACCCATATGATCCAAGTGCTGTCACAGTTATTGCAAACGCTAAAAGAAGTTAAGTAAATGATACAAAGTAATCAGAAGACCTCGTTACTGGTTCCTTATCAACTCCCTAAGTTTATTAGTGAGGATCCAAACTACGAAAATTTCACTTTGTTCCTTAAAGCTTACTATGGGTGGCTGGAACAAAGTGGAAACGTCCAGGACGTAGCAAAGAGTCTGTTGGAATATATGGACGTGGATACAACCACGGAACAGTTCCTACAGTATTATGTTAACGACTTCATGGCTTATTTTCCACAAGAAATACTTGCGGATAAAACAAAAGCAATCAAGATAGCAAAACAACTTTACCAGAACAAAGGTAATCCTGCGTCTTTTGAGTTTTTATTTCGAATTCTATACAACTCCGATGTTGACTTTTTCTATACTAAAGATGCGGTGTTTAAAGCTTCATCAGGTAATTGGTATGTACCGAGAAGTTTGAAATTAGCCACAAATGATCCTAATTTTTTAGCAATTAACAACCTAAGATTGCTTGGACAATCATCAAAGTCTATTGCAACAGTTGAAAATGCAACATATGATGGTAAAAAGACTGAAGTATTCATCTCAAACATTGAACGATTGTTTCAATCTGGAGAATATGTTACAGTAGTTGATAATAGTAATCAACCAGTGTGGTTCTTGAATGACCAAATTGTTCCAGCAGGAACATATGGTGCAGAAATTCTGTCAGCACTTATTGTTGGTCAAATTAGCCAAATTCTTATTGACCCTAAAAACAGAGGGTTAAACTATGTTACCGGTGACCCCGTTGTTATCTATGGTGGTTTAAACCCTAACGTTGCTTTTCCTGTTGGTGCAACAGCATTAGTTGGTTCTGTCGAATCTGGTGGCGTTACACGTGTTACAGTTGAAACAGGAGGTTATGGTTATTCAAATACTTCTCAACAACTAACACGTTCTGGTGCATCGAACACTCAAATTACATTTTCAAATTTGGTTGGTCCCACAACAACAAGTAAAGTTGCAACACCTATTGCCGTGGTCGGCGGTGGTGACCCAGCAGGTTATCAATTAGCATCATTCATTCCTATTGATAGCATTTACTATAAATTAAATTATTACATTGGCAATATTGCATCTAGTTATGGTGCAGTACAATCATATTCAAACAAACGACCCATACAACTTTGCAAACACATACTCTGGTGGTATATTTCATGCTAATGCAAATACCACATTAGCAAATGCATTTACATTTACATCGTTTGGAACATATCCAATATCTTCTATCGTGGTTGAAGACCAAGGTAGTGGTATGAGTCAAGCACCTTCAGTATCAGCAACTGCCGAATATACAACAGACTTTGTTGAACCTGTTGGTTATTCAACTACCGACATACAGAATTTAGGTATTCTTGCTAAAATTCAAATTGTAAATCCTGGTCAAAATTATGCAAACGGCGACACCTTAGTTTTCATTGGTGGTTCAGGCCGAAGTGCATATGGTAATGTGAAAGTTAATTCTGCTGGATCAATTGTGACAGCAAATTATGTGTATAAGAGTGGTGTTACAGCACCTTTGGGTGGCATGGGTTACACAACAAGTGTACCAATTATTGCAATCGCCAATACTGCAACGGGTACTATCACAGCAAGTAACACAAGTAATTTAGTTGTTGGTTCTTCTACAGCAACATTTACAACACAATTAAATGTGGGTTCATATTTGGTTACAACATCCAATGTAGTTGTTGGTCAAATCAGTTCTATTGCAAACTCAAATACATTGTACTTGTCATCGAATGCATCAAACAATTTTACAACATCATCGTTCTATAAAGCTTCTGCACAGTTGGTTGTTCCTGGTATTTTAGGTACCGGTGCAACATTTACAGACATTGTGTATAACGTTGGTGCGGTAACCACAATTAACATCACAGATAACGGTGAAGACTATATTTCTGCACCAGGCGTTTCATTGGCAGTTCAAGACATTGTTGTACAAAATGTAAATCCAATTTTACTTCCTGCTGCTGGCGATGCAATCTATCAAGGTGCAAACGTTAACGTTGCAACATATACAGCTACAGTTGATTCTATCTTTGTGGTTCAACCAGACATAAATCCAGCAAACTCGGTATATCAACTAAGAGTTTATAACTATACATCTATTCCTGTTCAAAATACGGCTGGTGTTATTGTTCCATTGAAGATAGATTCTATTGGTGCCACACTAAACATTTATACAGGGTTTAACAATACAAAACAAGTTAATACAAAATTAACATTTGATAATACTGATGCAAGATTCGGTAAAGTATCTCCTGGTGTTATTACTTATGGTGATGGACATGCAAAGGCAAAATCAACATTCTTGAATGGTCTGGTGATTGGTGCAGGACAATATCTAGACACTGTTGGTCAACCAAGTTCGTTTAGTGTTCTACAAAATCAAGAATACAACAACTACACATATCAGATTACACTTTCAAAAGAAATTGAAAAGTACCGTGACGTGTTGTTGAATCTATTGCACCCAACAGGTATGCAAGTTATTGGTCGTATTGCAATGTCATCGAACAATAACATGAACTATACGACTGTTGATGCATTGGCCAACGGGTTACCAATCAATGACTATTACAATTCAGGACCTACTGCAACAATTGTTGGTGGTACCGCAGCAAATCCAAGTAACAACATCATTGCCTTCACCAATTTGGGATTTGGTGGTTCATTGACTACCGCATTTACTGCAAATCAATCTATCATCAACTTCACATATGGCACAAGACCTACTGACGTTATTGGTGGACTGGTAACAAAAGTAACACAGAATAACCTGACAATTCAAAGTAACGTATGGACTTATTTTGCTAATGTGGCTGTTGGTGTTTCACCAGCAGGAAACAACAAACAATTCTATGTTAGTTCATTGACAGGAAGTTATGACATTGTTAACAATGGAAATTATAGTAATCCATATGCTCCACTAATTGACGTAATTAGAGTTGGTGATGTTATTAGTGTAAATGGTGCATCACAAACTGTACAAACAGTATCACCTGTTGTGTTTGAACAAACAACAACTGCTGTTGGCACAATCACCTCTCATTCAAATAGTAACACAATTATTGGAACATCAACAGCATTTACACAACAATTGTCGGTTGGAACATATTTGGTAACAAGTGATTACAAATATCTTGGTACAATTACTAATATTGTAGATGACCAAACACTATACTTATTAACAAATGCATCACAATCAGTAAATTCAAACAATTTCTTTGTAAACGTTGGAACATTAAGTAATACATATTATGGTATTGTAACGTTGAGTAATTCATTGACCAATGGTGCAAACGGTTTGGTGTCAGTAAGTAGAACAATGACTTCAATACCAGGCCAAATTCAAATTTATAACTCAGTCGGAACACAGTATTTCTTGGAATTAACTACTGAAAACGGAAACGTATTGACAGACGAACAAGGAAACGCACTTCTAATAGGATAAAAAATGTCACAAGTAAAGATTTCACAATTACCAGTATTCAATACAATTAACGCCAATACAGCAAATACTTTGTTTGTGGGTGTTGATGTTCCCACAGATGTAACTTTTCAAATGACTGCACACACCTTAGCACAAGGTTTGTATTCAAATGAAAATCTGAATGTTGGTAGCAATCCAAATACATTACCCAATACTGTTGCACAGTTTGTTCAGGGTGGTGATTCTTACATTCAAACAAATTTGGTCAACACTAATGATGGTGGTTCTGCTGACATTGTGGTTACTGCAAATGCTGGTTCTGGTGGTACAGACTCTGCATACTTCATTGATATGGGGTTTGTCAATAAAAATTATCAACCAGGTTCTGAATTTAATAACATTGGCACAGCAGTATCTCCATTGGATGGTTACTTGTATGTTCAAGGCGGCGCGATTGGTGCACCTGGCGGTCCAGGCGGCAACTTGATTGTTGGTACAACAACCGCAAATACTGAACTTAGATTTATAGTTGGTGGCGGAACTTCAAGTAATGTTGTTGCAAAAATGAATAGTAAAGGCTTGGTGTTGACAGGTAATGTGACACCATCAGGCACAAATGCATATTCTTTAGGTACATCCACATTACGCTGGGGTGATATTTGGATTGGACCAAACACTATCAATATTACAGATACGGTGACAGGAAATAATGCAGGATTAACTGTTGCAAATGGCATTTTACAAATACAAGGTGCAAATCAACTACAGGTTGGACAATTAAAGTTTGTTAATAATACAATAGAATCAACCACAGGTAATGTTGACATACAGATTGATTTAACAAGCAGTAGTGCAAATTTGGTTCTAAACCGAAACGTAGTAACTGCTGCCGGTAAAACAATAGGATTAATTGATGCTACCACAAACGTTGCCGCAACACTATCTTCAAACAATGGAACGATAGTTATTGCAGGAGCAACTGGTATATTGGTGGGCAATATTAAAATTTATGGAAGCACGATTGAATCTTCTGCACTTTCAACAGATATTCAACTTGGAGATCCTGCGGCTTCTGCAAATTTGGTAATAAATCGTAATACAATTTTTACAAAAAATATTACATCCAACAACATAACAACAAATGGTTTAGAATTCATTCAACCTAATTATATCAACATAACCGCACCAAGTTCAAATGTTCAATTGAGTAACACTGTATCACATAACATTTTAATAACAAATAATAGTTCAAATCCAACAATCATAATGCCTGCAAATCCTAAAGAAGGACAAATTTGTAGTTTTACGAATGCTGGACCGAATACGGTCGCCCTATACAGTTCATCATCAAATCCAACCATAATCCCATCATTTGTTGGTTCTCCCCCTGCAAAAGGATATATGTTGAAATATGTCTGGAATTCAGCAAACACACAATGGATAGTTTGTCCTTAATAAGAATAAATAAATCATGAACAATCCCAATCTAAACATACTCACAAACATGGCCAAGGTGGCTCAAGTTGAATTGGAATACTATCTTCCAATTGCAACAGTTCTTGGCCAACAAGTTGGTTCAATTTATGCGTTTCTTGGCCAAGAAGACCCATGGCCATATGTGAATGGTGTAGAAACTCCGATTCAACCAACAGAAGACCAATATTATTTGAAGAAAACCTTCAAGAATATGTTTGCTTTGAAACTTCTCAATTCAAACAACTTGAGTCCTGTTATTCAAAGAATTGATTGGGCAAATAACACCAACTATTTTGCATATTCTGACACGCAAAACAACTATGCAAAAGATGCCAACGGATTTTTGATTAATAATTTCTACGTGAGGAACCGTTACGACCAAGTTTTCAAATGTTTAGCTAACAATCAAGGTGCACTATCCACATACGAACCATACTTCCAACCAGGTTCTTATGGTACCAATAACATCTATGAAGGTCCAGACCTTTATAAATGGAAATATATGTACACAATCGATGCTGGATCCAAGAATAATTTTATGGATTCTGTTTGGATGCCTGTGCCGGTTGGTGCAAACACACCACAACCTTACATGACACAAGCAGGTTGCGGTGATGTTGAAGTTATTAATATAACTAATGGTGGTTCTGGTTATGACGCACTAAATGATTATATTGTTGTTACTGTATCGGGAGATGGAACCGGAGCAGTTGGCGCTATAACTCCTTCACAAGTTGTTGGTGGAAGTATTGTAGATGTTACTGTTCCACAAGGTGGTTCTGGAAATAACTACACCTTTGCTAATGTATCAATCACTGCATATACTTCATCGAATCAAAAATTTTTGGCACCAATTACATCCAGAGCCACAGCAATTGCACCAGTTTCACCTGTTGGTGGCCACGCATATGACTGTGTTTCTGAATTAGGTTGCAGTCATATTATGTTTTCAGTTGAATTTAATGGTTCGGAAGGTGCTGGTGTAAATTCTATTCCAACAGATGGTGTTGTTTATCGTCAAGTTGGACTTCTTATCGATCCCCAAATGTATGGTACAACCGGTGCAGTATTGGCCAATGGTGCAGTGTATAATACAACAACACAAATTCAATTGCCATCAGGTACAGGAATATATTATTCAGACGACCTTGTTTTTCAAGGTAAGTCAGTGGATACAACATCCAAACAAACAATCATGAACACCGCTTCATTCTATGGTACGGTTTTGAATTTCAATACGTCTACCAATATATTACAACTGATAAATACAACAGGTGAATTAACGTTGAATCAATCCATCATAGATTTCCAAACAAATGAGTCTAGAGTTGTTTTCAGTTATTCAAATTCTCCAATAATTCCATTTTCTGGATACATCACATATATAGAGAATCGAGCTGGTGTTCAGAGAAGTGCAGACGGTATAGAACAATTCAAATTCGTTCTTGGGTATTAATATACAAAGGTTAAATAAATGGCTATCAATTTTAATTCTACTCCATACTATGACGATTTTGACCCAACAAAGAATTTTCATCGCATTTTGTTTAAACCTGGATATGCAGTTCAAGGTCGTGAATTAACTCAATCTCAAACAATTCTTCAGAATCAAATTTCTGAGTTTGCTTCGGCAATTTATTCACAAAATACTCCCGTATCTGGTGGACAAGTTACAACAAACTTGAATTGTTATTACATCAAGTTGAACCAGACAAATCCTAATGGTTTGACAGTCACTGCTGCAAACTTTGCAAACCAAGTTATCACAGACCCAGCAGGTGTTGTTATCGCTAGAGTTATTGGTACAATTGAAACAACAAGCAGCGGCTCTACTGTTGGTGATCCACCAACTTTGATTGTTTCTTATGTTTCAGGTCAACATTTTACTGATGGTATGACATTGACAACATCAACACTAGCAATTCCACAATCCGCTACTGTTGCAACATCTTCAGATTCTACTGGTCCATCTACAGGTTTGTCATCTACCGCATCTGTTGCTAATGGTGTTTTTTACATTGTTAATGGTTATTCTGTTTCTCCAACAACAGGCCAAGAATATTCAATTGGTAATTTTGTAAATGTCAATCCCCAAACAATTGTTCTAGACAAATACGACAATACACCAACATATCGTATTGGTTTGCAAATCAATGAAACAGTTTATGACTATGTGACAGATTCTTCATTGTTAGATCCAGCTATCGGATCAACAAACTTCCAAGCACCAGGTGCGGACCGATATGTCATTACATTGACATTAACAACATTACCATTGACCATCGGTAATGACCAGGGTTTTATTGAATTGGTCCGTATCGTCAACGGTCAAATTCAAAATCAAGTCAACGGCACCTCTTATTCATCCATCGATGATTATTTTGCAAAACGTGATTATGAAACGAATGGTGATTACATTGTTAATGATTTCACATTAACACCTTCTGCAAACACATTAGGAGATACATCATCGTATGATTTGGGTATCAGTAAAGGTATAGCATACGTTCACGGTTATCGTATTGAAGCTCAATCTGGTTCAACATTAACAATACCAAGAGCACAAAGTACAAACGTAATCAACAACAATGATGTTTTTGTTGATTATGGAAACTATTTTGTTGTCGATACTGTTGGTGGTTTGTTTGACGTTGGTCAAGTTCCACAAATTGATTTACATGCTGTGACTGCGGCAAATATTGCCACAGGAAGTATCAACGGATACAATTCTACTAAAGCTGGTACAGCATTTATTAGAAACTTACAATACGTATCTGGATCAGGTTCAACCACAAAATCTTACATCTACAATGCTTACGTTTCAGATTTTGTTGGAACAACGCTATCTGGAACAGCAACAAATTCTAGTACCGCAAACACAATTGTTGTCACAGATACCGCAGCAACATTCTCTAACGTTGCCAATGCATACTATGGTGCAACAATCACCACAACCAATTCAGGTAGTGCAGTTTCGGACACTTTGGTGATTACAAATTACACCGTATCTGGAACAACCAAAACCTTCTATACTTCTGGTTTCCAAATCACGCCAACCACCAGCACATCATTCACATTGTCATTTGGTACACAATCTGTTGATTCTCTAGTTGTTCCAAATGGTTCTGGTGGTTACACAGCTAATGCAAACATCAACATTGCCTTGGGTAAAAACCTTGGTGTTGCAACGAACCCAACACTATTTAATAATCCAGGTGCTTCTGAACTAATTTTCCCAATTGGTTACCCATATGTTTCCAACGTTTCAAGTTCAACATATTTCACACAACGTGTGTATCGTAGTATAACATTGAATTCTCCATATACCTTGGACGCAACAGACGGTCAAGGTAGTGCAAGTCCATTCAGATTTGAAGGTTCCAACAATTCTTCTGGAATGATTGTTATTGATAGTTCATCTGGAAACGTATTGGATTTTTCAACTTCTGGAAACACAATCACATTCTCATCAGACAAGACTTCTGCTAAATTCACATCATCAACATGGAATGGTAAGAGTGTTAATATTATTGCACAGGTTTCTATCAACAATGCTGATACTGCAACATATGTTTTGAAATCGAAACATTTGGTTAATGGTAACACCGCATATGGTAGTTCTTCAATGACATCAATTGGTTACACCGGAACTTCTGTTGATATCAATGCAGTACAGACATTAATCAATAAAGCAAACGTTGCTTCTGGTATTAAAATGTCTCTATACTGCACAGACATTAAAAATATTGTAAAAGTGTATGATACAGGTACATCAGCTTGTACAGCATCAGGAACAGTATTGTCTACTCTAACAGACATTACAAACTTCTACAGTCTGGATAATGGTCAACGTGATAACTACTATGACTTTGGTTCAGTTTCATTGGTTCCAGGAGCACCTCTGCCATCTGGAAACATTTTGGTTGTATTTAATTATTACTCACATACAAAAGATACATCTGGAGACGGTTACTTTAGTATTCAATCATATGCAAACACCGGTTCTGCATATGGTGGTGTATCAACCGCAGGTGAAGCATATCAACAAATCCCAGTGTATACATCAAAAGATGGTAATGTGTATGCATTGAGAGATTGTTTAGACTTTAGACCAGTTCGTGCAAATCCAGGTCAAACAAACTTCTCTGCAACAGCTTACAATTGGGAATTCTCAAATAAACAAGCACCAGGTACAACCAATATCAGTATCTTGTTGCCACAAAACAACACAAACTACCAAAGTAACTATGGATACTACTTGGGTAGACAAGACCGTTTGGTGTTGACTAAAGATAAGAGTTTCCAAGTTATATCTGGAACACCTTCAGTAACTCCAATTCTACCAACACAACCTGACGGCACATTGTTGTTAGCTAACCTGTTGCATGACCCATACACCGGTTATGTTCCAGGTGAAGGACCTCCTGGTGTTACACCAAATTTGTCTATCAACAAGATTCTACACAAACGCTGGGCTAAATCTGACATTACAGATTTGGAAACACGTATCAACAATCTTGAATACTACACATCACTAAGTCAATTGGAAGCAGCTGCATCATCAACTCAAGTTCCAGACAGTCTTGGTGTGACAAGACCAAATCTTGGTATTTTGGTTGATGCATTTAATTCTTACTCTACCGCAGATACTGGAAATGCAGATTATGCTGCCAATATTAACGTAAGAAAGAATCAATTAACACCAATTTCTATTGTTAATAACTATCAGTTGCAAAATCCTGTTGTGTTGTCATCTTTGGGAACATTGACTGAAACAAACACATACACAATTAATACAATTAATGGAACAAATTCAACTGTATATACTTTGCCTTACACAGCAGCAAATTTAATTGTTCAACAATATGCAACAGGTGCAGTTTCTGTTAACCCATTTGCGGTTACCATACAACAAGGTGTGGCACAATTAACTCCACCAATGGACAATTGGGTAGACAATACTCAGGCGCCTCCAATCTTGGTAACTGACCCATCGATGCAAGTCTATCAACAGACAAACGGTGTCAACCTAACCAATTCTGGTGACTTCCAAACCATTCCTGGTACAGCAACTACTGTATCAAGTTCTGTTTCTGTTGTTAATCATGGTAACCCAGCCGTTAATAGTCCATTTGGTTCTACTGTTGGTTATACTGCAACAACAACTTCAACATACGCAAGTCAAATCCAAAATGTGACAGGCAATTCTTACCAACCAGTTTCATCCACATTTGGTCAGAATAATGGTTACTTGACAAACATTGCAGTATTGCCATATATTCGTCCACAACAACTCATCATTCAAGCAAGTGGTTTGTTGACTAACCAAAATGTGACAACATGGTTCGATGGACAACAAGTTGACCAATACATGCAATCACCAAACACCATCGAAGTTAGTGGTGTATCTGGAACATTTAACAATGGTGATATTGTTGGTTTCTATTTGTCCAACCAGTTCTATCCTGTAGCTCGTGTCATTTCTATCTACCACTATCCAAATGGTACACAAGTTCGTTTGTATGTGGCCGATATTATCACACCTTTGAACAGTGTTGGTACAACTACATTACAAAATGGTTTCTATGATGCAAACGGAAACTATTCCGGCACAACCGCATCTGGAACAATCAGTTCAGGTATCATTGATATCAGCATGAGTGGTGAAGTTGCTGGTGTTGGTGGTGGTTACTCAAACACATTCAATGGAAGTGCTACAACACACCTGTACTCAATACCAGTTGTGCAAGGTTACAGTTCTTTCTTGAATCAATATGGTGTTTGGGGTGATCCAAACAACAGTACAGCATTTAATCCTGTATACTCTGTAAATATTCCAGCAGGAACATATACAGTGCAGGTTGCTTCATCTGGAACAGGGACAGTAAGTTTCTGGTCAACAAGCACTCCAGGAACATTGTTAACAACAGTTTCCGCACCAGTCAATACACCATCTTCAGTAACAACATCATCAGTTACATTTGCTTCTGCTGTATTGTCTCTTGGTTATTCTGCAACAAGTTCAGGATCAACACAATCAGCTTTCGCTTTAGTCATTAAAGACTCTAGTGGTAATGTTGTATATTCATCTATAACTCCTCCTGGTTTGAGTGGACAATATTTGAATGCCGGAACAGAAGTAAATATGTATCAAGGTGGTGCATGGTTTGTGGGTGCAACACAGTTATATCTTGGACCAAATGCATCTTCTTCTACAAATTATTATGCTGGTTCACAAATTACAATCACATCCAAATATTTGAATGCTGTAAATGTGGCTGCAACGTATGTTCCTCCACCACCACAACCAAGTCCAGGACCAAATCCAGGTTACGGTTGCGTAGTTGCAACTGAATTGGCAAAACAAAATAATGGATGGTCCAAACGTGATATGTTGCGTTTGATGAGTTGGTCGTTTAAAGAATTGGACAAATCAACTATTGGCAATATCTTACACAAAGGTTACCAAGTTATTGGTCCTAATTTCTTGTTACCAATTGTTAAGAAGCGTGGATCTACTGCCGCAAAATATATTAAATGGTCTTTCAATCAGTCGATAAATATGTTACAAGGTAAGAAATATAATAAAGTTTCTATACCAAACAGTTTAGCTTGGATGTCTATTATGATTGTGACTGGTTTATATGTTGTAACCAAAGAACAAGTTAAAGCACTTTACGAAAAATTGGAAAAATAAATGACAACACAAGTATTCCCGGCCAAATACACATATACAGCAAATATAACTGCATATGATGCCACTACAAAAATTGTGACACTTGATAAACCTGTAAATATCTCTATGGGTTACAACCAACAATTTGGTGATATCACATCGTTATATTCTATTAGAGGTACTGCAACAAGTATTGCAAATGCCATAAACGCTGGTGGTGCACCAAAATTATCAACAGACGAGGGTGGTAATTTTGTTGGCATTTTCAATATACCTAGTACTAAATTCCAAACTGGTTCTAGAGTATTTCGTATTGATAATAGAACTGTTTTGGGTGACCAAACTACTGCAACAACATATGCAGAAGCAACATTCACCGCATCTGGATTGGCCACAAACTCACAACAACTAAATTTTGGTGCATCGGTTGATTCATCTGGAACAACCTTTACACAAGTTAGCCAGACACCACAACAACTTGTAAGTACAATTACAACATATTCACCATATGATCCTGTTGCTCAATCGTTCTTGGTTGACCCAGCAAATTATCCAAATGGTGTGTTTTTGAATTCTATTAAATTGTTCTTTGCAACCAAACCAACAACCAACATGCCAATCACGGTGTCTATTGTACCAACTGTGAATGGATATCCTAAAGGCAAAGCTTTGGATTATTCAACAGTAACATTGCAAGCAAATCAAGTTGTTACGAGTTCTAGTCCTTATTATTTGGATTCTTCTACTTACACAGAGTTTATGTTTAATGCTCCGGTGTATATTCAATCTGGTGTTTTGTATGCAATTTTGATTAAGGCATCTTCTCCAGATTATACCTTATATTATGCAGAACAAGGTAAGGTTGTAAGTCCAACATCAACAGCTAAATCAAGTGCTAGTGCAGCTGCACCTTCGCAAGCCAATGCACCAAAAATTGGCCAAGCACCATATGTCGGTGCATTGTTTGAATCACAAAATTCTATCACATGGACAGCAGACCAAACTAAAGATTTGATGTTTGTTATCGATAGATGTGTATTCCAAACAGGTTCGGCAACAATTCCTTTTGTTATTCCACAAGGCGCACCCGCAAGAAAACTAGGTCACAATGATGTAAGATATAAGATTGACCCAACTATTATGAATAATACTTTGGGTAATTTTGGTACATATCAATATTTGGATGCATTGAATGTATCCACAACAGATTTCACACCAACCGATACATCAATCACATATGCATATCAATCAACATTGGCATCAACAAATGCGGCAACAGCTCTTACACCTATTACACCAGCGAGTAAGGGTACTGCAATGCCTGAGAATGTTTATTTGAATGATGGTTTAGGCGAACGTGTTATAAATCCAGCTTTGTCAAACACATTTACTTTGCAGGCAACATTGCAATCCGCTGACGCTAACGTTTCTCCTATCATTTCTGATGATGCCGTATCATTGTTTGCAGTGAAGTATATCATCAACAATATGGGTATTGGCAACAATGTCATCAGCGTTGCAAATACAGGATATGGTTATAACGTACAAACCGCTTCAATAAGCATTTCAAGTCCTGATGTTCCAGGATCAAATTCTGCCACATTAGGTTACACAGCAAATGCTAACGGCGCAATTACTTCTGTTTATGTCATTACTCCAGGTTCTGGATATCTGACAAGTCCAACTATCACCATTTACGATCCAACAACAAGAAGCGGAAATGCAAACGCCTCTATCATTGTTCGTGGTGAAACAGGATCATCTGGTGGTAATTCTTGGGCAAAATACTTCACCAAGAAAGTTGTTCTTGCACCAGGTAATGACGCAGGCGACTTACGTGTTTATCTGAATGCATATCAACCATTGGGTTCTGGAATTTATGTTTACTATAAGATTCTAAGTTCACAAGATGGTGGTGCTAAGTTTGAGTCTGGTAACTGGCAATTGATGACATGCACAAACAACTATAATACATATTCAACCGATAGAACAAATGTGATTGAGTATGAATATGCACCAGGTGTATTCAACACACACCAAGCAAACAATTATATTTCATACACCAATGCTAGTGGCCAAACATTCTCAACATTTATACAGTTTGCAATCAAGGTTGTTATGGCAACAAACGATAAAACAAATGTTCCATATGTGGCCGCACTGAAAGCTCTTGCTCTACCACAAGGAACAGGACTGTAATATGGCTTTGGTTAAGGTTACTGGCACCAATTTTATCAGAGATACTGCAAGTATGGCCATTTTGCCACCAGACACAACTCTAAAAAATGATTATTTTGCTAGAGTCCGTGTGGCAAAGGCCCAAAAAGATGAAATAAATAACATTAAGTCTGAAATAGACGTTATCAAAACAGATATGGGTGAAATCAAAAGTCTGTTAAAGCAACTAATAGGTAAAGAATAATGGCAAATACAGTTCCAATTTTAGGTTATGCTAACACTTTTGGTGATTGGGTCACTTCAACCAATGCAGGTTCGAATGAAATTAACTCCATTGGTGAGGCCGATTGGGTTAAAGACTCTGGTATTTTGTTCCTTAATGGTTATCCAACAAGTATGCAGGCAAATAATACTGCCTTGTTCAGTGGTTATTTGCACGTCACTGGTGGTGCTTCTTCAGCAAAGGTTGATAACAACTTAACTGTTGGCGGCCAAGTATACTTCTCCAATACAGTATCAACATTATATGCAAATGGTGCCATGTATGCCAATGGTACCATATACGCTGGTAACTCATATTACGGTCTAGTTGTTGGTAACAATACATTGTTATCTGGATATGTAAACATCGGTGGCAACACCACAATTTCCAATACAGTTAATGTAACAGGTTATGCAAACCTAAATAGTAATCTTTCTGTTTATGGACCAACTGTTCTATCCAATACATTAAATGTTACCGGTCTAACAACAATTTCCAATAATGAAATTGTTACAGGTTACATTACAGGCCAAAGTACACTACAAATTTATAATGGCGCAACAGTAAATTACCTACAATCAAATACCGCAGTCAATACAAACACAGTATCTGCAACATCATTGGTTTATGGTAATGCAGTCCAAGCCAATAGTCAAGTCAATACTGCAACAATTTCTGTTACAGGTACAGGTTATTTAAACTATGTACAGGCCAACTCTACTGTTAATACAACTACACTATCAGCAACCGGTACCGGTTTTGTAAACTATTTACAAGCAAACAGTGTAGTAAACACAACAACTGCATCTGTTACAGGTACTGCTTTTGTAAATTACTTACAAGCAAATAATGCAATTAATACACAAACAATTAATGCAAACGTATCTATCGGTAATGTAGTACAGGCCAACTCTACCGTTAATACTACATCATTAGTTGCATTTAGTAATGTGACAACTGGTATTGTCCAAGCAAACACAAGTGTTAACACCACTTCATTGATTGCTTTCAGTAACGTCACAACAAATACAATACAAGCTAACTCAACAATCAATACAACATCATTGATTGCTTTCAGTAACGTCACAACAAATACAATACAAGCTAACTCAACAA